GACTTAATATGATACTAACCAACAAACCTACAATAAAAAGAGTAATTTGTTGATAACTATGAACAGTTTCATGTCGTTCAACAGTTTCAGTAATTTTATCTTTATATTCAGTTCGTATAATTAACCACCATAATATTGTCATACATAAATATCCTTTGAACGGTAGGAATTTACAATAAATTTTAATCATAATTTATAATAAATTAATCTTGTAAATTAGGTTCTGATGTATTACTATTAAGGTTAGCTTTTGCAAAAGAAACAATATCACCAAAAGTTTTAGAACCTGTATAATAAGGCATATTACCTAAAATTTTAGCAGCAAGTGAAAACCATGTAATCTTAGGTCTAAATTGACCATTAACAACCATATATTCAGTTTGTTTTAACAAACCTACTGTTGCCATAATTTAATTGACTATTTTTTGTATTACGAATAAATTAATCATAGATTGTACTTGATTTAAGATTAAATAGATTATTTATAACAACTAAAAGTCAAACTTAATTTAACTTTTAATTTGTAACGTTAATATCTCTCATATATTTATTAATAAAATTCAACAGTTGTGTAGTTCTTAAATCTGCTGAATTTAAAATAGCATTTAATTCTTCTTTATAAGCATTCATATTTGCAATAGAAGTAAGAATGTAATTATATGTAGTTATAGCACCACCTGATACACCTATTCTAATAGCTTCAGAAACAATAGGGAATGTATCATTTTCAGTAGCATAAACTATTTTGAAATAAGCTCTTGTAGAACCATCAGTTGTTATAAAAAAGTGTTCTTCTACAAGGTCATGTTTAATAATTCGATGCGTATTAGATAAATGATACCAGCCAACCCAATTCCACCTAACATTTGAAGGGATTGCTCCAATAAGTTCTAAATCAGTAGCTGAATGTAATTCACCACCTTGTGCTAACATTTCCACTATCATGTCAGATGTTAGAATAGCATATCTGATAGGCGGAGTAACACCAAATTCAGAAGGCGAAGCGGTATTACAATGTACAATTATATAAGGTACATATGTAGCATTAGCTACATCATAAAAACCTATAAATATATAAGATTCTGTATCATCAAAATTAATAAATCTATAACCAAGTACGTTAACATGACTGGGGTCAACAAAATTTAATGTATCATCCCCTCCCCTAATTTGTCACTATTAGGGATTTTGTCTATCAAATTTTCAAAGTCAGCTTGTGTAGGAATAGCTCCAGTTTTGAATAGAGCTTTAATTTGTGCAAGTGTTATTTCTCTAAAATTATTAGAAATTAAATAAATTTGTATAATAGTTTAATCTCTAATAATAATTAGAGATTAAAGAGGTTTTTTATTCCAAGTGCCATTACGTAATTTATCAATAATAACAGTATCTGGATAACTAAATTCAACAACATTATTACCTTGAACCATCAAAAGTTGATATGTACTACCAGCGCCACCTTCGATAGTACATTCAAGTGCATAACCTATTACCCATTTATTATTGTAATATGCAGGATAAACATACCAAGTACTGCATTCACTACCAGTATTGTATGCTACAACTCTCGGTGCAGGAGGATTATTATTATATCTATTAAATATTTTAAACCAATCTAAAGCTAAATGATTAATAGCTGTAACAATTTTATCATCAGATGTTTCATTCAAAGTCCCACCAAATTCTTGATACAAGTCCAAAACTTCACTATTTGTTAAAACATGATAAGTTATTGTATCAGAATACATAATTGGACTATTACTTGGAAAATAAAATAATAAAACAGGAACATTATCACCTACATCAGTATCCCAACAAGAGATAATTAAATAAGTATTACGATCCCTATTATTAATAAATCTATAACCATTTACGTAAGGAGCACCGTTTTTATCACCATTACCAAGAATTAATGTTGAATCCTTCCCCCCATCGGGAATATTCATAACACTGTCTATCAAATCAGCAAAATTAGATTGAGTGGGTATTTTTCCAGTTTGGA